CAGATTTGAACTGTGCGTTCAACTTGCGGCAGAGGTTTCTAGCATGGCCAGGATTAGAGAAGCTGGTCTTCTTATATTTAGGCGCAGTATCGTTTGTCAGATAATGAAAGGATTTCAGGTTGATAGGCTGATCATCATAAAAGACTGCCCATATTCCAGAAGCTTCTACGATCTGATCGCATTTGTAGGTCTTCTTGTCCACATGCTCAAGCAAGACATTTGGCTGATTACGGCTCATTTAAATGATCCACCCTTTACCTGTATATCTATAACTTCTTCTTTTTTATTCTGATCAGCACTGAGCGCATAAAGATCCGATAGTAATTTGGTGATGTCATCGCGCAATCCCCGGGCATCAATCATAGGTAAAACCACATCTTTAGTCTGCCTAGACTCAACGACGGCCATCTTATCTACAAATCTTTTTATGTGCATAAATTGCATGATCAGATATTTATGCTATTTGCCTCGGCTTCCGTTTTAAACGGTCCTTGATAAGGATAACGCTGAATGAAGATATACTTAGGACAGAATACGACCTGTTTCATGCTGTTCTGATCCATCACGAACCATCCAGCAGCATATTGACACTTGCTCTTCTTAGTCTTGGTAAACAGGTGTAATCCGCGCTTGATATCAAACAACGAATTACAGGTCCTAGCGGGCCTAGGGTACTCAGGGTAAGGTAATTCAGCCTTGGTTTTATTAGACTTTAATGGTTCAAATCTAATCTTGGTAGTCTTTTTAATCTCGTCAGTATTGTTGAACTGAATAAAGGTACCGTTAAGTTGTACTCCATATCCTTGATGATTAGCAGTTACATTACCAACTTTCTTTTCACCATCAGTAACAATCCAAAACTGGTTCTTTACTACTGGTTTTGCGATTAGTTCACTCATTCACCTCTCCTTTGTAAGTGCTAAAAATAAATCTTTTTTGTGTTTTGGTGTCCAGTGTCTGCCTTCAGGGCCACAACGATCATTAAACGGCGATCTCCAGCTAGAACAATTTTCGTAATAAGCCTCTATCTTCTTGGGACCAGTTACTAGATTATAGTCCACTGATTTTTCTTGATATGATAGTTTGCATTTATAATCATGATTTGGTACTTTACCTAAATCAAAAATTATAGATCCGATACGGGCACCCAAGGAGACCATGCTGTGTTTGCAATCTTTGCAAAAATAGTTACTATGAATGCTTTGGCTCATCGTATTTTCACCCTTACTTGTGGATCTAAAGTTATATTAGCGAAGTTCTTCCTAAAGTTAGCCCATACATCTTTTGAATTCTTGTAGTCTGAGACCAAAGATAGAAGTTCAGGCTTGAATCGTTTAATAATATTACGCTGAACATCACCGTTCTTACAATTAGCAGTCATATCTGCGATTGACATTCTATAAGAAACTTGAGCGATGCGAGAATCAGCAAACGGACTGAACGTCATATTATTATCAATGTGCCACATCTGATAGTCATGGAAAATCGTATGATATATATAGTCTTTTAATTCTTGCTCATCCTTAAAAATTAATTTGTCACCATCATGTCTCTTAGCAATATCAGCCCTTTGTATAAACCAGTAGAGATAATCTGTCTCTTCAAGCATTTCTAGTGTATGTTTACCCTGATAATTAGCGACTGCTCTTTGCCCTGCTCCATGACGGAGTTGCATAGTTTCTGCATAGTACCCAGTGGCATACCAGTTAAGGTCCTTAAATGCATTCATCACATCATATCCCCAATAATCTTGGGATACTTTATCTAAAAGATCAGATTCGTATTCACGGATCCTTCCTAAATGTTCATGTAATGTTCTATCAGTTTGTTTAGGAACATAAGCATGTAGTGTGTAATTTTTAGTAACGCTATCTAGTATCGCCCAAGATGTCATCGTATCAAGTCCAGCAGAACATAATACATTCATCTCGTTAACTTTGGTATATTTCAAAAAATTGACCGTATTTTCTACGAGAATATCACCGATTATGGTCGATGCTTGTTCTAAAGTAAGAGCCGGTTGTTCATTGATATGAGGTCCGTCGTAACATACTGGTGTATATGCTTCTAATTTTAGATTTGTCCTACTAAACTTGTCTCTCTCATACAGCGGAAACCCTCTTAGAGGAGGATGCATGATCTCATAATTATCACCATACGATACGATAGCACACCATTTACCTGCAGGACGATATCCATGAGAAACTACAGCAGCAATATCATCTGAAAGAGTGCAGTCAGTGCTATATCCTTTAAACCATACCATCTCACCTGACACTACAGTAGAGGACCATCCATCATCCAGATAGAGCCTATCGTGGACTTTGTGCAGTGCTTGTAGTGGTGCTTCATCTCCTATGAAGAAAAACATATATTACACCTCTACTAACTTTCCCTTATAAGGATTGTTGAGCCACTTCGCATAAGTCTCTGCTTGTTCGGAAATCTTGGTCAGTTCGTATTTTGCAGCAAAACGCATCAAGTGGATTCCTACCTGAGGAGTCGTAGCAATGCGTACATCATTGCGAATGACCTCATCAACCTTATCCTTGATCTCTTGCGGCTGTGCAGTGAGATCAATAAGGGCACGGTTACGTTCATAGTCGTCCTTGACACGATGTTCAACGCCGTCATGATCGGTCCAGCGTTGCAACATCATGTTGTTCCACTTGAAGCCTTGCTTGTTGCGATCTTCATATGCATCACGGATGCCGATAGAGTTCTTAGAACCCTTCTCACGAACGCCCGGATATGCAGAGAACACGTTGTCAGTAGCATCACCACGGATGATCTTCTTGAACAGGAGATACTCAGGATCCTCAAGCAGCTTGGGTTCTTTGGTCTTCTTATCCTTCACGATACGATCACGATCATCATAGTAGCCATCCAACTTGATCACCTGATTCGTCATGCCGTTATATTGATGCACATTCTCTGCGATCAATTGCACGAAATCAGAGTCAGTGGAGATGATGAAGTGTTCATCGTCAGGATGTAGATGAACGAAACGAGCGATGATATCATCTGCCTCAGCATTGGGATGGCGCAGTACGCTGGCATTCGTCTTGTCACGCAGATAGGTCGTGAAGTGATCATATGTCTCCCAGAACATCTGGTTCTCTTCAACTTCAGCCTCAGTAGGATTCACTGCGATACGATTAGCCTTATACGGCTTGTAGAATTCCTTACGCCAAGAACGGCCCTCAAGGCAGAAGACGACATGATCAATGCCAAATTTACGCACAACCTGATTTACAGATGAGAGCGTGAGGTGCATCGCCATTCCTACTTTGACCCATTTATCCTCATTTTTCGCAGCAACATGCCTGGCACGAAAGAATGAATTTGCTGTGTCTATGAGTGCGTACTTCATCGGATGCTTTCTCTATTTATACACATATTATAGCTGGTATTTTAGAGGTTGTCAAGCCTGAAAATCTAAAAAGCTAGTAGGATCAAAATCTAAAACATCCTTTCTGACAGGGGTTTTGGAATAATAGTTTTTGAATGGGAGAAAATCAGGTTTTAGCTTACCTACGCTTTTCATAGGATGACCAGCAATCTTGGTATCAACCAGAGCAATCAGTTCATCTACTGACTTGTTTGCCTCAGGATTAATCCATTCCCACTTCCACTTGCCATTGATATTAAGACGAATGTTGGACCATTCGTTCTTAATATATTTTTCAAGAGCATCTATGTCAGTCTTCTCACCGTAGTACAAACAAGCAAACTCTTGCTTACAGGCACTGTGTGCTACATAGTCTTGCAACCTCTTGCCAGGAGAAGCACACACACCAAATCCCAAAATATTATTGTGCTGTGTCTGGATAATATAAAGAAAACGCTTCATTATTTCGCTCCTAGAGCCTTAACCTGGACCTTGATACTAGCGGGCAAGAAGTCATAAAGATCCTTCCCTGCTTCGCTGTGGGATAGCACCATGTCAGGAACAGGATACTTACCCCCAAGTCTTTGGTAAATTTTAAGACATACGTTCAGAATTGCAGTATCATGTAAACTTTTACTAGTTCCATAAACTGCTTTTGAATAAGCAGCATATGCGTCCCCTACTGTAGTTAATAGTTGTCCAGGATTAGTAAACAATTCCTTGATAATAGCATTCAGATTAGTCAAAAACTCTACATACTCAGGGCTATCTACAGGAATCTTTGCTGTATTATAAAGATGTTTGTTAAAACTAAATTCAGCAGCCTCTACAACTTCATCATTCCAAAATCTATTGTGATTCTTAACAGTAAAATTTAAAATCTCAGGCTTCATCGTCTTGATAGCAGCCAGGTGAGTCAGAGTACCGGGAATACCGAGATTTTCTTCGTCTTCCTTGCTGATAGGATAGACATCACTATTTTCGCAAATAGTTTGCTTTTCAGCAGCAAGCGCATATTCTTGATTGGTAGTATTACCATCCAACCGATAGCTCAAGACGCGCTGCTTGTGATGATCATATTCGTCAATTTTCTTCTTGCCAACACCATTGATGAATGCGAAATGTTCTCGGGCAAATGAGCGGTCTGAAGTCTCAACGTAAAGAACGTCAACTTCCATATCTTCCCAGTCATTCTCATCTACTTCATCAATGAGACCTGCCTGTGCAAGTTTAGCCAAAGACACGACAGTATGTTGTCCGTCAGTGCAATGATAATTATCTTCTCCGGGAAACTTAACAGCAAAGATGGGATTCACTCGTCGCTCGTCAAATCCTTGAATGATGTGCATTACGTGAATTTCATCAATCTCACGCTGAATATCTTCATCAATCAGGATATGTTTAATCTTGACCTTGCTATGCTTGGGCAAGTTCTTTAGCGAGAAGGTGATTCCCTTCTTGTAGTAATCTTCAATCGCGTCATGTAATCCTTGATTACTCGGTATATTCACTTCCTCCAGACGCTGCGCCACAGTCTTAACGTAAAACTCGCCTGCCTTGCGGGCCAGTTTGTTATTGACGCTGCGAGTGCGTTTTACCTTGCTGGGTACCCATTTAAGCGGAAAATTATTGTTCTTCTTGGACATAATACAATCCTAATGCGTTGATGATAAAATTAATGTATTACCATTTTAGGTGCTTGTCAAGCGAAATTATCCAAAGCATAAACAACTGTATTATCGCTGCTTTTAGCATTTTTCGTAGATGTTTGGTTACTCTGTCGCTTGCTACTATCTACTGCAAGAGTATCAATTATATCATATCCAAATTCATTATGATACTTACGGACATCATCATTCATATCTCGGTTCTTAACCTTACCAACATTCCAACAGCTTACACCGCCTTCATTTAGATGATCAATACCTGATTTAATGATCTCTCGTAAAAATCCATCAGCCCAGTCCTGATATGTGTTCATATTCTTGATGCTTTGTGTATCCTCATGAGCATACACCTCAAGATCAAAATACGGAGGACTGGTCAGCACTAGATCAACTTTAGGAATATTGTAGTGTGACATATTCCTAGCATCATCACATATCAATGTGACTTTATCACGAATTCCTAAGAAGTCTACTATTTTGTTTAGATTAGCGTAGGTAGTTGTGTTAGGTTCAAACGCAGTGTAATGCGCTCCGTAACTCACTGCCCCTAGCATTCTGCCACCCCAGCCTGCACATGGGTCAAGCACTCGCTCGGGACGATACTTGATACATGCCAGCTTCATCATCTGAGGACGGTACATTGTGTTCTTAGTAAGACCGCAGCAGAAATAGATTCCACGCTTGATTTCACTCAAGTAAGGCGTGCTATGGCTCTTGCGATTCCAACGCAGAATCTTTTCTAGGTTCTTAGCAGTCCACAGACTCTTGTAACTGGTTCCGCTTGCGCTTTCAATGTCATAAAAGTTAGGACAGAAATGCTCACTCAGCTTCATACCCAAGCGACTAGTAGAGTTGATGCTGTCTTCGGTTGTAGTCCAATCGCACAGCTTCTTCCAATCCTTACGCATTTCATCGTCAGTATATGAGAAGTAGAAACTGGTCTGTTCTAGCTGTTGTGCAAGCGTAGGTAATGCTGCCTCAAAGTCAGCATCACTCATATTCCTAGTAGAATATCGCTTGTTAAGCACATCAGCTAGATGCATTATACCGCCTTTTGAGCATCTCAAAATGAGGCTTTGACAGGCTGTTGGTTTTAGTAATCAACGCTTCATTTAGATACTTGACCTGCAAACTATCATGATCGTAGTTCTTGTATCCAAACTCGCACACGACTCTTTTGCCAATCTTAGCATTATCAACTCTAGTCTGTAGCTTAGGCTTGATAACTTCGTAAGGAATCTCAACGATGTAGAGAAACCTTCCTTCATAGAATCCAGCACAAATAACGTCACACCCATCCTTCTTGTCAAGAAGTTCAATAGTCATGTCATTAAAGTTGCCGCTTGTAGCTCCGATTTTTTGCCCTTTTACGATAAACTTAGGCTTTGCTTCCTTTTCCTTATTGGTAACAGGGCAATAGCCATCCATTCCATGTTTTTCTGGATAAGAAACGTAGTTGAGCATACGCAAAACCATAGCTTCTCTGAGCATAGAGGAGTTGCTGTCACCCAAGATTGCTAGAAATAGATTTCGGTAGCCTGGATCTAAGGATTCAAAGACCTCATCATTGCCCAAGGCATATTGGATGGCGAGGTCTATATTCTCGTTAGATAGAAAAGTTTTCATCAGCTAACCTCAGTAAATCCGTCACCTATATCACGCTGGCGAATGACGCGGACATCACTCTCATCACGCTTTTCAGGATCGGCAATCTCTTGCTCATAAATTTCAAGTGCGATATTGCGACACACATTCTGGAACCAACGGTCCACGATCATAGCATCCGTATCCTTAGGAGCATACATATATCCCTGTTTTACAAGGTCAGCAACAAACTTAGGATTCCAATCGAGTTCAAAACTACCGTTGCCCATGTCATTGGGATCAAGGTCTACACTCAGAATAGCGACATATGGTT